TTGGACCGCAGATCACAGGCCATGCCGTGACGATTGTGAACGGCGAGGGTGGTGCGGATCACGTGGCCTTCGCTGGCGGGCGCCCCTCGGCTGGTGTCATCGGTGATCGCATGGGGCGCGCTTACGATAAGGCTGGCTATGCGCCGTTCGATGTGGTGGAGAATGTGGCGATCATCCCGGTCGAGGGAACGCTTGTTCAAAAGGGCGGATGGATCGGCAGCTCCTCGGGCGAGACGTCGTACCAAGGCCTGATGACACAGATCGCGCGTGCGCATCGTCCGGAGATCAAGGGCGCCGTCTTTGAGGTTGATAGCTTCGGCGGCATGGTGAATGGCGCGTTCGAGACGGCCGCGGCAATGCGAGAGCTGTCTAAGGCCAAGCCGACCATCGCGATCCTGACAGACTTTGCCTATTCCGCGGCTTATCTGCTCGCGAGTCAGGCTCGCCAGATCATCGTGCCGGCCTTCGGCGGCGCCGGTTCGATCGGCGTGGTGATGATGCATGCCGACTTCAGCGGCAATCTGGAGCAGGAAGGCATCAAGGTTACCTTCATCCATTCCGGCGCGCACAAGGTAGCAGGCAACCCATACGAGCCGCTTCCTACTGATCTGCGCGATCGCTGGAAGGCGCAGACCGACGTGATCCGCGATCAGTTCGCGACCGTCGTCGGGCAGGGGCGCGGCAAGCGCTTCACCAAAGCCCAGGCGCTGAAGACTGAGGCGGACGCGTACACCGCCGCCGAAGCTCTCGAACTTGGCCTTGTCGATGCCATCGGCGATGGCCGCGCGGCATTCGCCGCCTTCATCAAAGAAGTCAATCGGAGATCCTAACGATGTCTCGAAGCCTATTCGCCGCGATCCACAACGCTGTTGTGGGTCCGGTCGATGATGCCCTCGATGAGGGCGAAACCGGCGCCGCGGCGCAAATTCCACCCACGAAGGAAAGCACCATGTCGAAAGACAGCCCGCCCGCCGGCGGCGTTCTACAAGCCGGCACCATCACCCAGGCGGAGCACGAGGCGGCGGTGAATTCCGCGCGCGCCGAAGGCAAAGCCGAGGGCGAAAAGTCTGCGAGCTCCCGGCTCAACGCAGCGCTCGGCGCCGATGGCGTCAAGGGCGATGCCGGCCGCATGGGCGCTGCGCTCGATCTCGCCGGCAAGTCGCCGAACATGTCCGGCGAGGACGTCGCTGCCTTCGTGGTGGCGAACGTTGCGGCCTCGACGGTCAAGCCGCCGGCCGGCGCCAGCGCCGACAAGTATGCGGCCGATCGCGTCGCAGCCGCGGGGCTCGCCCAGCCGCAGGGCGGCGACACCGGCAAGAAAGCAACCATCGACACTGGCGGTATCTACGCCTCGCGTCGCAAGCAGCAGGAGGGCTGATCTACCATGACGTTGAGCACCAAAACCGAGGGCGTGCGCCCTCTCGCCTTTCTGTTGTCGGAAGGCAACGTCGGCATCTCGCGCGAAGTCGTCACCATCAAGGCCGGTGCCGGCAAGCTGAAGCCGGGCACCGTGATCGGTCAAATCACCGCGGACAGTAAGTGGATCGCGTCGCCGAACGCTTCGGTCACCGGTTCGGAGGGCGCGGAGTCCGCCAAGGGCGTCCTTGCTTACTTCGCCGACGCAACCGACTCCGACGTCCAGGCGGTGATTGTTCGTCGCCTGGCAGAGGTCAAGAAGCCGATGCTCATCTTTGACGCTTCGGTGAACGATGCCACCAAAACCGCAACCAAGCTGAGCCAGTTGGCTTCGCACAACATCATCGCCCGGTAACAAATTCTCGGCCGGCAAGGAGCCAAAAATGCCTGAACTTATCGACATCTGGGATGGTGATGGATTCACCATCCAGTCGCTGACCGCGGCGATCAACAAGGAGCCCTACCGTCCCGGTCAGGTCTCCGCGAGCGGCATCTTCTCCGAGGATGGTGTCACCACCACCCGGATCTCCATCGAGGAGCGCAACGGTCAGCTCTCCCTCGTCGAGCCAACCAACCGCGGCGGTCCCGGCGAGACGACCGGCGACGGCAAGCGCAACCTCGTACCGTTCGATATCAACCACTATGAGCGTGACGATAGCGTCTATGCTGACGAAGTGCAGGGCGTTCGCGCATTCGGCACGGCGGACCAGGTGGAAACGGTGCAGGATCGTGTCGAGCAGAAAGGCAAGCGTCATGCTCGCGATCTGACGATGACGCTCGAACACCAGCGTGTCGGTGCCATCAAGGGCATCGTCACTTCGAAGAGCGGTGCAACGCTGCACGATCTCTATAATCGTTTCGGCATCGCCGTGCCTGCCGCGGTGTCCCTCGCTCTTGCTGATGCCGATGCCGACGTGGCCGGCCTGTTTCAGGATGTTGTCTACTCGATCGAGGACGCTCTCGACGAAACCTACAGCGGCATTCATGTCTTCACCGGTCGCGATTTTCACAAGTCGCTCTGGCGCCACAAGTCTGTTCGCGAGACCTTCCTGTACAACGGCGGCGCCGCAATTCTGCGCAACGATGTTCCAGACAAGTTCGAGCTGGGTGGCGCGACGTGGGAGCGGTATCGCTCGGGCGCCAAGGCAACGGCTGATCTCGGCGCACCATATATCGCGGCGAATGAAGCGCGCGTTGTCGTGAAAGGCGTGCCGGATCTCTTCATCACCCGATTCGCGCCGGCAGACTACGAAGAGACGGTCAACACGGTCGGTCTGCCCTTCTACATGAAGCAGTATCCGAAGCCTAACGGCAAGGGCCGGAACCTCGAAGTGCAGATGAATGCAATCTCGCTCTGCACTCGTCCCTCGACCCTCCGCAAGCTGACCATCTAGTCATCATTTCTATCAACCTCGATGCGGCCCGTACCGGCGGGCCGCATCTTGGCTGCGACGAGCGCCATCATGACGCTCATCCGAGCCAAGCAGAAGGAGTGGACTATGTCGAAGAGCAAACAGGCCGCCGGCAATCTCGCTACAGCGGTTATGATGATCGCTTTCCCGAACGGCGGCATTCTGCCGACCGAGATCACAGGCGGCGCCGAGCGGACAGTACCGGCACATGAGCCCGTCGAGGTACCGCTCGCCTACGGTCAGCAGCTCGTCGGCGACCGCTTTGCCTATATCCCGGACGAAACCGAAGTCGTCGAGGCGAAGGACGTGCTGACGCAAGAACAGCGTCGCAAGCTCGATCAGAAGCTTGCTGGCCTTCGCGAGGATCTGAAGAAGGCGACCACGGACGAGCAGAAATCCAAACTGACTGCCGAGATCACCGAGGTCGAGCAGCAGCTCGCCTGACGCGCGTACTCATCGGAGCGAACCAATGCCATCTGCATTTCAGCGGGCCGTCATGAAAGCGTCGCGAGCAATCGACCGGCGTCATGCCGAGCGGCTGAGGTTCGTTCCGAAGGGGCGGGCGGACAATTGGGGGAAGCCCTCGGGCGACCCTGATGGACGGGACTCTGTCGATGTGATCGGCGGTTTGTACGAAGGAACGGCCGATTTCGCCTTCGCATCCGGCGACCGGGAGAATAGCGACTTTGCTGCGCAGACGGTCAACCAGCCGATGCATGCCTCAATCGAGCGGCGATACTTTGCCGCGAACAATCAACCGCGGGAAGGCGATCGGATTGAGGCTCTGGAGCGCAATGGAGAGGCGTTCACCGTGATGCTGGTGGTGCCTGACGGACCGAGCCGCTTTGCATTGGTTCTGGTGAGATCAAAATGAGCGGTGCCCTCGCAGAATGCGCGTGGCGCAACCTCACTGTTCTCGCGCTTCATAATCGGACATGGGCCGGCAGCAACGTCTCCTCCTCCAAGCTCAACCCGATCAACGAGCTGAAGCCGGGCGATTACGCGGGAGCAGTCGTCGTGTTTACGGACGAGGCCCGAACGGACGACTCGCAGATCGACGGAAATGATCTGTTCAGTGCTCAAAGCGTCGTCACTCTGGCCCTTGAGATCGGCTGCATCGGTGCTGTGCCGAAAGAGGCAGGGAACGATGGTGCAGCGACGTGGATGCCTGACTCAGACGAGGGATATGAGCTCACGATCGATGTCATCCGGCGCCAAGCGCTGGTCGAACTGCAGACGGGAAACTCCATCTGGGCGAAGCTTTGGCGGGACTGCCGGGTGAAGACTTCGGCGATCTATGTCGCGAGAGGCAGTGCGATCGAGAAGGGTGTTCGCTCGGCTTTCAAGCGGTGCGAGATGCGCTGCCAGCTCATTGCTGACCCTGTGCCTGGCCGGCCGCTTCCGAAATTCTGGGTGGATTGTCTGGCTGCGTTCGACACCCATCCAAGTATGCAGGACATCGCTAAGACTCTCCGCTCTCTGGCTGAGGGTGACGCCATGCCGGAATGGCGATCGACGCAGGCCGAACTGGGTCTCACGGATGATGGCGTGCGCGGGCTCGGTATCGTCCCTTCGGACGACGCTGGCCCCGCCGATGAGTTGACCGTGGTTGTTTCGTCCGGAGCAGGGCAACCCGACATCGAAATCTCGGTCGATGCTGACGAGGCGACTGTCAAGGTTGGTGATGGCGACCCCGTCGTCGTCGCGGAGGCCGTCGATGGCTGACATCGAGCGAATCCTCAGCGAGTTGCTCGACGGCCAGACCGAGCTCGTGATGCGCGTCGCCGAATATGAGCGCCGCATGGACAACACCCTGCGGCACGGCAAGGTCACTGACGTCGATCCCGAAAAGCATCTCGCTCGGATCGAGATCGGCGAGCGCGACGGGACCGTGCTGAAATCTGCCTGGCTGCCCTATGGGCAGATCGCGGGCGACTACAAACAACACCGGCCTCCAACTGTAGGGCAGCAGATGACGATGTTCGCACCAAACGGCGAGATCCGCCAAGCGGTCATCATGCCCTTCACTTGGTCGGATGAGCAGAAAGCGCCGTCCGATAAGGGCGATGAGCATGTCACGACCTATGGCGACAAGTATCGTCAGCGCGAGAAGAAAGACCTTCGCGAATTCACCCTCGACAAGGTGAAACAGGTCATCTCGCCGGACAAGATCACGACGTCGATCAACGGCGGCAATACGCCGAAGGATGGCAATGGTGCGAAGGCCGACGACGGCGACGGCAGCAATGACCAGGCCGATGCCGGCTCGTCCATCGTGCAGGAAGAAAAGAAGATCACGCACAAGATCGGTTCGACGTCGATCGTGCAGGACGAAAAGACCGTGACGATCGCGGCCGTCGATAAGATCCTGCTGAAGGTGGGTGGCTCCGAGATCGAGCTCACGCCCGCTCTGATCGCTCAGATCGCTGAGGCCAATGTGATCGTTGGTCCGACCTTTACGGGCATGACGAGCAAGACTGATCAGGATGGACAGCGCGTCATGACGCAGGCGGGACCGGCCCTGCAACACAAATCGAAGGCTTGACCTTGACCCAGATCGCACCATTCCCCGGCACCGGCATGGACCGCCGCACCGGCAAGCTGATCA